CCTAATTTCTTAAAATATTATGCTTATACATAGTACCATATTTCATAAGAGAATAAAACACCTTTTAACTATTGGCTTGTAGACTGGCTTATGCAAATTTCGTCAATAAATCCGTCAAAAATTACTTAAACACATCAGAAACCTTTTCAGCTGCTTTAAGCCGCATTTCGTCTGTATAATGCACATATGTATTAATAACGGTAGAAACGTTATCGCCTAAAAGACTGGCGACGGTTTTAATATCGGCGCCGTTAGCTAACAGCGTGGTAGCGTATGTATGGCGAAAATCGTGAATGGTCTTGTCTTTCACAACATGGCGAATAACCCTATTAATAGCTGCCGATTCAGAAATGTTTTCAGGAAATAATCGGCCGTCTTTAGAATGAATGCGGTATTCCCTAAGGACCCTTACTAAAGAAGGCGGCATTGGAAGTACTCGGTAGCTACCCTTTGTTTTGAGGGGGCCAATGCGGCACTCGGTCTTGCTGATACGGACAAATTGCTTGTTAATACTAATGGTGTTATCGGTAAAATTTACGTCATCCCAGGTAATCCCCAGAATCTCACCGTATCGGCAGCCGGTATAACGAGCCACACAAATAAGAGTGTAACAATATAAAGAAGTCGATTTTAAATAAGAAAAAAGCGCATCTATTTCTACCTTACCAAACGTCTTTACCTTACGGGTTGTAGTTTTAACACGTTCAATCGAATCGCAAGGGTTGTGAGTAATAATCCCGTAAGGACGCCTGGCGTAATTAAAAATCGTCCGCAGCCTGACTAAATACATATTACGGGTGCCGGGTGAAAGTTTGTGGTCGTTAAAAATCCGAATGATTTGGGCGTGAGTTATCTCACGGATAGGAAGCGGCGCAATTTCGGAGAAAAATTGAATGGCAAGTCGATAAGAAGTCCGGGTATTATATGTAAGGTTTACTCGCTCCTCAAGGTACAAAGATAAAAAATCCCGGAGTGTAATAGTTTTTAAATCCTCCGGAATAAATACGGAGATCGTATTTTTTAATTCCTCTATTATATCCTGCCCATATTCTTTAGCCGCGCGACGAGTATCAAATCCCTGTTTTGATTTTTGACGCCACTTACGGCCATCTTTATAACTAACGATAACCTGATAGCCATTATCCTTTTTCCGTATTGTAATATTCGCTTGCATTTTAACCCCATATAGCAAAAAGAGTCACCAATAGGCAACTCCTGAACATAAAAACAGGAGCGATATCTTAACTTACACTGAACAATTAGTCAAAATAAACAATTAATTAAAATCCGTAGTTAATATATCTTACGATTTTATTAACGCGACTTGTAATATCAGAAATTTCATAATTAATAGATTGAATATCTGTATTAATAGACTGGATATCCATAGAATTTTTATTAACATCACTAACAAGCCCTTGTAATGAAGTAGAATTAGACAACACATCAGCCTCGTTGGAAGAGATTCGGCTATCCAAATCATCAATGCGACGGTCTATTTCGCTTATATCGCTAGAAAAACGAAGTGACGAAATCGCATCAGATAGCGAGTTCACTTGTTGCGAAAGTTGATAAATATAGAACCCTTGAATAGAAACAATAATAAACATAATAATAAATAAGGCCATAAATTTCTTATTCATAAACACCACCTATAGCTATTTATTCCCACCAAAAGCATCCGTCACTGCTTAATACAATGGATTTTATTTATAAAGAGAACGCTGGAAATCAGCGTTTAATTTTTTATTGAAGTACATATGATAGCACTCAAAAAAGAAAAGTTCACCCACCATTGTACGGAGGGAAAATTTAGCTATTGCCGGGGAATAAACGACTCTTGCGGATTTATCAGCGTCTAAATCAAATAAAAAAGCACCGTTTTCGTCGTATGCACCACCCTGGCGTCTTAACAATTGCATGGTTTGAGAGTCAAAATCATAATAGAAAATACAGGAATACTTAACTAACACAGGGCCGTCGCTGTCGTAAAGTTCCGCCCAATAATCACCAATAATTGTATAAAACGGAGGATCATAACGGACAGGACATATAGAGGCGGTATCAATATAGTACGTAGCGCGCATAGTAGAATGGAATTTTCTGTAGCGGCCACCGGAAGCAGCTCCATCAGAAAGAAATGAAGCCGAAACAGGAAGGATACAAATAAAGAACAAAATAAAAAGTAAGAATGCACGCTTGATTAACATAAAATGCACCGCCTTATTTTCGATTTATGTAACACGACGTACCCGCGAAAACCTCTAACAATTCCAATACTCGTTCAGTAGTAAGCAGCTTTTCTTCTCGTATTCCGTCTATCATATCAACATCATTCCGCAAACACGTATGGGCAATTAGAAGAAACGCAAACTTATTTGCTTCAAGCTCTTGCCGGCCCACTTTCTCTGGATTTTCCTTACGAGGAACAACATCAAAACCCAAAACCCTATGTTGTACATGCCCAAGAACGGCATGGCCAAGCTCGTGGGCAATAACAACACTTTGGGCGTTAAAGCTAAGATGCTTATTAACATAAATAACATTATGACCGAACACACAAAGAGACAAACCCTTGGGCATATCGGGGATTATCACCTTCTTTATACTTATTTTTAAGCACCGGCACAATTCGGTAGGGTCATTTGTACCATACTCGCGAATTAAATCCAGCACAACCGGCAACATGCGTTTCACGATTCATCCTCCAGGGCTGCTTGAATTAGTCGTTCAAGTAACTCTTTTTTAATGGGCTTACCGCCGTAAGTACAATAAGAAGCGGACCTTAACATGTCTTTAAGATCGGTTTGCGCCGAAAAGCCGCTGCCCTCAAAATCATAACCAAGAAGCCACGCCGGGCTTACCGACAAAGCACCAGCAATTAGAGCCACCTTATCCTGTTTAGGGACATACTTACCAGTTAAATAATCAGAAATAGATGAAGTTCTTAGGCCCGTAAGTCTCGATAAGTCAGCCTGACTAATAGACCGCTCGGACATAATTTGCCGCAATCGCTCGATAAATGTATTCATAAAAAACCTTCCAATCCGCGAACAAACTATATAAGTAGTATATACGGAAAAGCGTATCACATCAATATAAAATAAAAAAGATTATACGGAAAACCGTTTACAAAAATACATATGTGTGATATATTTGTAACAACACGGAAAACCGTGTAAAAGGGGTGAGAAAAATGGAAAAATTCAATTATGCAAAATTAAGAGGCTTTATTACAGAACACTTTGTAACCCATAGCAATTTTGCCAAATTCTTAGGAATCGGCACCACAGCCCTGTCCGAAAGAATGCAAAACAAGGTCCCTTTCACACAAAGGGAGATTGCAAAAGTGGCTAGAGAAGCGACCGGCAAGAAACTTTCGGCCGAAGAAGTAGAGACTCTTTTTTTTACACATTAAGCACGGAAAACCGTGCAACATAAGAAAGGAAAATAAAAATGGACACATGGACGGTTAATAAGCTAGAACAAATGGGCATAGACCCTAGCACAGCATGTAAGAAATGCGGCTACAACAACGAAATCGACAACGACTACGGGCAGGGACCGTGCGGACAAGCCCACTGCTGGCTAACTTTATATGACGATGACGAGGAGGCCTAATAATGTGAAAACAAAAAAGGACGTCATGTCCGTAAAAGACGTAGCAGAATATTACGGAGTATCTCAAACGGCGGTCTACCGCCTAAGAGACGAAAATAAACTCCACCAATTACCGCTACCCGGCGTAAAGTTCGGACGGCAAGAAGTAGAAGCCCTAGCCGGTATCGAATGGGAATATTCGGCAACCGGCTACAGACGGCTAAAAGAAGAAAACAGCCGCCTGGAAGCGGAAAATAAAGACCTTAAAAAGAAAATTAAAAAAATCACCAGCGAGCTGTTGGTAATAAGCGGAGAGATTTAGGAGGGATATAAAAATGATACCGGAAGAAAAAGAAATGATGTGGCTTATCGTAAAACGAGATCAAAAGCAAAAGGCCGTTATAGTGGCGGCTTTTGAACGGATCCTTTGCATGGCCGGGGAAGAATGCACGCTGACCTACAATCCGAAAGACTGGACCGTCACTATTAAATGGCCGTCAGGGTACGAGAAGGACGTAAACATCGCCGCCGATAGCCATACCGCCATGCTATACGACATTCTTAAGCAAGGATTTTTCTCATAGGAGGCAATAATGGAACCTTTAAAAATCAAATTTAAAAAGACTCATCCAGAAGCACAAATCCCCTTGATTACACAAGGAAACGCATGTTTCGACTTCTACGCCATTGAAGACACGGCAGTAAAATCGATGCACCTTTCAACGGCAACCTTTGTAAGAACCGGACTTTCATTCGAAATCCCCGAAGGATACCATATGAAACTTTTCATGAGAAGTTCCCAAGGAGCAAAGACAAAATTCTACCTAGCCAATTGTGTTGGCATCGTAGACAGCAGCTACCGAGGTGAAGTCATGGGATTATTTAAGATTACAGCCGGAAAACGGGTAACAAAATACATCCACAAGGGAGATAGATTCATGCAGGGATTGATCGAAAAGAATATCCCGATAGAGTTTGAAGAAGCAAACGAATTAAGTCAAACCGATCGCGGTGAAGGTGGATTTGGAAGTACCGGCAAATGATGACAAAAGGCATGTACACCAGTAACAGTGAAGAATGGGGTACACCTCAAGGGCTCTTTGACAGGCTAAACAAGGAGTTTAATTTCACGCTCGATATATGCGCGAGCAAAGAAAACGCCAAATGCCCTAAATACTACACCAAAGAAGAAGATGCCCTAAAACAAGAATGGGGGGCGTTATATGGATGAATCCTCCATACGGAAGACAAATAGGAAGCTGGGTAAAAAGGGCAAAAGAAGCGGCAAGGCGAGGGAAAGCAACGGTCGTTTGCTTACTGCCGGCACGGACAGATACCGCCTGGTGGCACGATTACGTCATGAAGGCTAACGAAATAAGACTTATAAGAGGTCGCCTTAAATTCGGAGACGGCAAAGGAAGTGCTCCGTTTCCGTCAGCAGTGGCCATTTTCGAAAAAGGCTCAACGTCCCCAATCCGAATAAACTCATACGAAAGGTGAAAACTGATGAACAAAGTAGAAGTCATACAAGTATTTGAAGACGCCATTAAAAATAGCAATAAGTTTATAGGACTCATGATTGAAAAAGAGGGAGCAGGGCCCGAAATAAGTATTGTTCCCAGCCAAAACTTCATAAGAAAGAAACGCTATCTTCTAAAGGCCTACGACAATGACATGAAAAATAACAGAGATGAAGGATTAAAAATCACACATGCATGGCCCATTAATTCAGAAGACGTATACGGAGTATTACCGAGCGGAGGTTAAAAATGAAAATCACATTACCGGAATGGATTAACACGAAAAAAGCATATGAAGAAGAATCAAACATCAAAGACATGAAATGGCAGCTTGAAGGAACAAAGGCTTTAAATAAACGGCTGCTGGAAGATAATTTCGAACTATTAACAGAGAACCGCCGACTAAAAGAAGAAAATAAAGATATCAAATTCTATGCCATGTGTGGCGGCGTTTTCATAGGCGCATTGGTTTTGGTGGATCTCATAACATCTATAAGCCTGGTGGATTTAATAACCCGATGAGTAGTAAGTCATTTATCCATTGCCCGGTAGAAGGATTAATCCCCGACACCGTCTGCCCTAACTGTAAGTATTTTGGAGGTCATAGAACCTGGGCGTGCCTATATAGAGTTAGGCACAAAACAAAACGGGAAGATACCAGAGCCAAACAGCTGGTAGAAGACATGAGAAACCGAATAGAAGAAGTCAATAAAAAAAGACGCCACAAGGGCGTCTAAAGCAAAAAGCAGACCGGAGCCGGCAAGCTCCGTAAATGGTCTATATATATTATACATTATATAGCGAGAAAAAAACAGGGCTTCGGCCCTGTTATCGCTAGATTAAATGTATTAAATATACGACCAAATAAAAACCACGAGGTCGAGTTATGTATGTACAAAAAACGGTAAAAGCAGGACCCGTAATAGAAATCTGTAAATACCATACGTCACGATACAACACTCCGACGATGCCGAGGTCTCCAAACAGTAAAAACACATCGGCCGAACAGTGGAGAGTAAATGAGAAAAATTCAATCCAAAATCTCTACTACCTAATTCTCGAAAATTTTAAAGAGGAAGACATAAGAATCGACCTCACCTATAAAGAGCCGGAGCCTGAAAAGGAAGAGGCTAAAAATCGGCTGGACAATTTTCTCCGTAAACTCAGAAGACTCTATCACAAACTGGGCGAACAATTAAAATGGATCGCTACCACAGAATGCAAAGGACATCGCATTCATCATCACCTGCTAGTAAATAACATCGGGCTGTCCCGTAGCGATTACAAAAAATTATGGCCGTACGGAGAAATTCCCTACAAGGCTTTTCGGTTTTACGACGGGAAGCCGGATGATGCAAGAAGGGTCGCCGAGTATTTCGTGAAAGAAACAAGGGAAACCTTTTGCGAAGAAGACTCCATCCAAAAATCACGCTACCGGGCAAGTAGGAATCTAAAAAAGCCGGAAGTAAAAAAAGAAGTGATAAAAAGTAAAACCTGGAAAGAGCCAAAGCCCCCCCAAGGCTACTACATACAAAAACCGGTACAGTACGGATACACCGCCTTTGGCTTTCCGTATATGTTCTACCGGATGATAAGGACGGGTGACGATGACGATCAGATATCTAATAAGAAAAAACCGAGCGGAATACGCCGCCATCGAAGAAGGAAGACAAAATACCCTTTGGGTACATGACGATAAACGCTGCTTTAAGCCCGATGAGAAAATTCATTTCGTCGAAATGATAAACGGCAGACGGACCCATAAAGGCTGTTGGGCAAACATCGAACGAGTCTATGAAGGTAGATTAATAAAATACAGGGTGGTGAAACACGATGAACTTAGCAAAAGTAAAAAGAGTGAGATTAAAAGGAAAGGCCGCTAAGGAATTTTACAACGCAGTTTACGAGCGTGACGGCGGCACGTGTATTTGGTGTGGAACTCCCATTGAATACGGCGTAAAACACCATCACGAGCCGTGCGGAATTTACAAATCAGACGAAATAGAAAAAGCGGTTATGCTTTGCCCTAGCTGTCATCATAGACGACACTTTAAAGATGCAGCCGAAGGGGAAGCGGTATGCCGTGAATATCTTCAAGAACTTTACGGTGACAAGGGAGCAAAAAAAGAATGAACTAGTTCCGAAGGGGGCGATTAAAGGAATGTTAAAAGACCAAACGCTTTTCGGGGAGACGGACAAAGTTGATTTAGCGGTTCGCAGAATCAAACTGAATGAGCCGCCAGAAGGGTATTACGTAGCGTTTTCGGGAGGCAAGGACAGCTGTGTCATCTTAGACCTTATAAAACGAGCCAAGGTAAAGTTCGACGCACATCTTAGCATAACTACCGTTGACCCTCCGGAGCTTATCAGGTTCGTTAGACAGCAGTATCCGGAAGTAATAATAGAAAAGCCCGAAATAAGTATGAAAAAATTGATTGAAAAGAAAGGAATTTTACCTACAAGACTGGCCCGATATTGTTGTGCAGAATTTAAAGAGCGGGGCGGCACCGGGCGATTTGTTGTAACGGGAGTCAGGCACGCGGAATCGGTCCGTAGGAGAAACTGGAAACTGATAGAGCCGTGCCAACAACCGAACGGCAAGCGATTTATCCATCCAACTATTGACTGGAGCGATGATGAAGTATGGGAATATATAAAAACTTACAACGTTCCGTATTGCAGTTTATACGACGAGGGATTTAAGCGGATTGGTTGCATATGTTGCCCGTTTGCCAGCGAACAAAAGAAACGGCGAGATATTAAGCGTTGGCCCAACATATATAAAAATCAATGGCGAGCCGGGGCAGGGTTGGCAATGGAAAGACGAAAGCGTGAAGGGAAGAAGCTGTTATTCAACACTGTTGACGAACTAATGGATTATTGGATAAGCGGTAAAGGCCTAAAGGAAAAAGAGCCGGAGCTTATCAATATTTTTGGCGTAATGAGCGACGAACTCATTACGTAATATAGGAGGCGTAAGCAATGCGAATTATAAGATACGGAAAGGAACGACCGGCAGACGTATTGTACAGACGGTCACAAGTGGGAATTATAGGCCGGCACGGATTAGAAGAGTTCATCGTTTACGACGGCGATTGTCAGTGGAAAGACCGGGCCGTTATGAGGGCAATTATAGACGACGTCAAGTTCAGAGCGAACGGTGAGCTTAACGAACACGGAGAATTACGAACGGATGCGGTTATCGATGTAGATAAAATCGTCAATACGGCTAAACTAAAGGAGAAATGAACATGGACAACGAAAAAGAGGCCTATAAAAGAGAAATATTAACGCTTATTGACCGCTTAAACGCCGTGGCAGACGAATTAAACGCCATAAACAGACGATTTGAAGGATTAAATGCGCTTTGTCACGAGCAAAAATGCGAAATTGTACAGGGATATACAAAACTAGCAGAGCGGAACGTAATGTACGCAACGGCACGGGCATATGAAACATTGACGGCGTTAGCAGAAAATATGGCGAAAGAGATTAACCTCGATAAAATCAAGAAAGAGCCGTTTTAATGCGATGTATCGATAATGGAACAGGTTGGATTTGCGGCCGAAGTTAGTTTCGGTCACAAGAGGCAAGCCGACACGAATGTCGGTCTGCTTGATAGAACTTGAAAGTTACTTGAAAGCGCATAAACAGCTTAGTTAAGCCAAAAGCAGTAAAACTAAATAAAAAACTTTCAAGCTACTTGAAAGAGCTTGAAAAAACTTAAAGTAGTCGAAATCGACCAGTTTAGAGAGGAAACAACATGGTACAACTAGGAGTATTCTTAATTTTACTAAGTTTAGTATTGAGGGCAACTGCCGGAGAATTGGGTATTAGTGATTTAATAGTACCCGTATGCGTAATAACATTAGTTTTAATTATCTGTAGAGATTAAGACATGTGAAAGGAGAAGAAGCAAATGTCATACATAAAATTCGGCAACTACGAGCCTGAATTAGAGACAGCAACCACCGATATGTATAACGGATCCGCCATGCAACATCTTTATTGGTTTGCAAACGGGTACGGAGCAAGTGTAGTTCAGAATTGCTACAGCCGCGGACATGAAGACGGGCTTTATGAATTGGCGGTACTGAAAGACGACGGATTATGTTACGACACGCCGATAACGTCCGACGTAGTAGGGTATTTAACAGCCGATGAAGTAGCCGAGCATTTAAGCCGGATAGAAAAATTGCCGGATTTACAAAAGGAGAAAATCACATGGAACGAATCGGAATAGGCATGGTTTTAGTAGGCTTGACGGGAATATTAATTATAATGGGAAAATGGATTTATGAATGCCAAGATGTGGAAGCAGTAATATTGTACGCATTAGGGGTTATGATGCTCATCGGAATAATCCTAATAGCAGGCGTTAATTGCTAATAAAATTAAGAAAGGAGCAAACTATGCTGGACAGAAGAATAAAAAATTCGAAATTGGTAGAAGACAAGTCTTTAACATCACGTATGAAAAAGATAATGAAAACACGGGAGGATGCGACACCCTACAATTAAAATGTTCGGAATATCCGAGACCGGAATTAATTGAAGCGGTAAAAGAACTTTCACCTTATATCACCGAGATTTTAGAATTGCCGGACGATTGCAAAGATCGTCTAATAGCCAAAAAGCTTACCTACACATACGATAAAAAGACGGCAGAGACAAGCGTTACCATAACGGCCAAATTTTATATACCCGATGCCGGAACATTTGTTGAAGTAAAAGTGCCGCCGAGAGTTATAAATCATGGAACACCGACCAGCGAAATTCCGTTTGCACCCGAATGTAGCGAAGTAATCGAACGATTAACGATGGAAATATTCCGGTATATAGACGGCGACAGAGCCCAGAACAAATTAAATTTCGACGACTAAACAGGAGGCGTTTAAATGGACTACACATTGATAGCTGCGCTAATCATGTTGTGCTTGTCTTTTTTTGCGGCCGCCGCTGCAATGGGATATTTAATATACGAAGCTCTCACAAAAATGGGAGAAATGCAGGTAAGGCAAACGCAATTAATAAGCATACTGGCGAGAAACATAATTGAGCAAGCAAAGCGAGAATCCATAAGAGATCACCAAAACGGACAAATAAGAGAGGACTAATCATGAGAATAAGAGACTTAAAAGACACCATAAACCTTATGACAAGTAACGACTATAAAGATCGGCTTCTTGCCGAATATTGGCAACTAAAAATTAGGCACCAAAAACTACAAATAGCCATAGCAAGAAAAAGTCAACGGCTAGACTGGGATACGAAAACTCCGATAGACGCGCTCCAGGCACAGGCGCATGTAATGGAACGGTATTTAAATCTGCTAAGACTAAGAGCTAGAGAAGAAGATATATTACTGGAGGACTAATTATGAATTATGAGGCAGTCACAGCAGCCGGAGGAATATTCCTACTTATAAGCGTATTCATCACATTCGGGCTTATAGGCGCGCTGGCGTTCGAAATGATAAAAATGCGTCGATTAAATCGCGTGCTAAAGGCACGCGTAACAGCAGCAAGTAGAAAGGCGATCGTCGTAATCGTAAAAAAGGTGTTGCGATGAACGCCAAAGAATATCTTCAATCAATCAGAACGCTAGACATAAAGCTAAAGACCTTAGAGTCTAGAATCTCACGATACCGCGAGGATATCTGCACTTTAAAAGGTACAGACCTTACAGCTAGTAAAGTTTCAGGAAGTGGTCACGGCGGTATAGCCGATAAAATTGCAAAACTTGCAGATATGCAGCTGGAAGCGGCCGATAAATGGGACGAACTCATAAATCGTCGCGAAGAAGCGCGCCTTCTCGTTGAACAACTGGAAAACCCAAAAGAACAAAGCATATTATCGCGAAGATACCTATGCGGAGATAAATGGGAGGATATATGCACTGCACTAGGCGTAACATGGCCGAACATCTTTAGAACTCAAAAAAGAGCAATAAAAAATTTTGAGCAAATTTTAAAAAAAAGTTCAAAAGGTTACTAAAAGTTACATATCACTCTGTGATATCATGTAAGCTAGAAAAATAAGACAAGGAAGACCTGTATCTGGCGGGCCTTCCTTTTTTGTTGCCGGAAAAGCGAGGGTAGCATGATCCGATGTGACAACCAACGATGCAAACACAACCACCGCGAGATATGCGTGAACATGCACCTACAGATAGAATCGGAGCGGTGTATATGCTTTGAGCCGAAATGGCAGAAAAAACGAAAAACAAACGAAACAGACATAAACCATACGCCTGTTTATCACTCAACAAGACGGCGTACGTTTAAGTAGGAGGAAGTATGACAAAAAATAAGGTACGAGGTGAACCCGTTCGCCGCGAGAAGATATTTATCAAAGACACAGATACGCGCACAAAAGACGCGCGAGGAAAAAACATTAATATAAGGCGTCGTTCAACAACGTGGAAAAAGTTCCACACTACCCAAAACCTGGAAGTTATTAAAAGTCTATGCCGTAAGGGATGGCATAACGATGAGATTGCCGCATACATCGGAATTTCCGAATCAACGCTTTATGAGTGGACTAAAAAACATCCGGAGTTTTCGAAGGCACTTTCAGTTGGAAAAGACTACTGCGTAGCCCAGGTTGAAAACGCACTATTTCAACGAGCTATAGGCATTGAAAAGAAGATGCCTAAAAAAGAACAGACCGTCACAACGGACATCATAAAAGACGGCAAGGTCGTAGGTAAGCAAGTCACCAAAAAAATAGAAAATGAACTCGTATTCGTGCCGCCGGAAACGAAGGCGGCTACCTTCATTCTTACGAACCTCGCACCGGACGATTGGAAGCAAAAACAACAAACAGAATTAACCGGAAGCGTTGAAATAAACGCCAACATGGACCTATCGGAACGCTTGCAACAGGCATTATTAAAGAAGGGGGAAGCGGCTGGTGAATAAAGACGAAGCATACAAGCTCATGGACTGTTTAGGCCGCCTAACTCACGATCCGGTAGCCTGGGTATATTTTGCATTCGACTGGGACAACGACCTGGAACTAAAAGGCCAAAAGCCACAAAAATGGCAATTAGAACAGCTAGAAAGAATCGCTAAAGGATTGGAAACTCCGGACACAGTAATTCGTCAGGCCGTATCATCAGGCCATGGTATTGGCAAGAGCACGACCGTAGCCTGGCTCATCCTATGGGCTATTTCAACACACCCGGACACAAGAGGCGTCGTAACCGCCAATACCGAAGCCCAATTAAAAACAAAAACCTGGGCGGAACTCGCTAAGTGGCACAGGAAATTTATTGGCAAAGAACTATTCACCTACACGTCAACCGCGATATTTTCAATCGAAGCGGAACACGAAAGGACCTGGCGCATCGACGCTATCCCGTGGTCCGTCACAAATACCGAAGCATTTGCCGGGCTGCACAACCAAGGCCGAAGGATTCTTATCATATTCGACGAAGCCTCCGCTATAGACGATCGCATCTGGGAAGTTGCAGAAGGAGCCTTGACGGATAAGAATACAGAAATCATCTGGTGCTGCTACGGCAACCCTACAAGAAACGTAGGACGGTTTCACGCTTGTTTCACCAAATACAGAAACTACTGGGACACCAAAAAGATAGACTCCAGGGACGTGGCCATTTCTAACAAAGCCCAAATCGAACAGTGGAAAAACCAATACGGCGAAGATTCGGACTTTTTCAAGGTTCGTGTACGCGGTGAATTCCCGTCGTCTTCTGACGCGCAATACATCGGAGTAGATATAGTGGAAGCGGCGACAAAAAGAACACTCCGGCCGGCTGAATATAACTTTGCACCCGTTATTATTGGGGTAGACCCGGCCTGGACGGGTAGCGACCAATTCGTAATTATCATGCGCCAAGGCCTTTACAGCAAAGTCTTAGGCGAATACCAGAAAAATGACAACGACGGAGCCATGGCGGCCATATTAGCAGGATTCGAAGATGAATATAAAGCCGATGCGGTCTTTATTGACCAAGGGTACGGTACAGGGCTTTATTCGTTCGGCGTAACCATGGGACGAACCTGGAAGCTGGTGGCATTTGGCGGAAAGTCCGGAACGAAGGGCTTTGCTAATAAAAGGGCTGAAATCTGGGGAAAAATGAAGGAATGGCTTATAAACGGCGGCGTGCTTCCCGATGACGACGTCTTAAGAGACGACCTTATAGGCCCCGAAGCGTCCGTCAATGAAAAAGGTGAAATCATCCTGGAAAGTAAAGACCATATGAAAGCCCGCGGCGTACCGTCGCCAAATAAAGCGGACGCACTGGCCTTAACATTTTCGCTGCCGGTATTAAAAAGTAAAAGGCAACAAACCGCAGCTCAAACAAAATACAATCCGTTTAAAAGGGGGTAATACCAATGTGTGGATTAAAAGGATTATTCGGCGGAAGTACATCATCTCCCGAATTTAAAACACCGGATCCCACGGTACAGGCCGTAAATAACGGCGACCAAGGGACGGTCGATAGCGTCGAAAAGCAGCGTAAAAAACGCGGCTTTCAAAGTACGCGTACGGCTGTAGATACGGCATTAGGAACAACAAATGGAAAAAACACGCTGGGATAAGGAGAAAAACATGCGTAAAGAAATAAAAACAGAACTTGCTAGAAGCCCGACGGAAAATAAAAAGATGGTAAAACCGAACACGTGCAAAGATAAAAGAAAGCTCGTGCAACGCTTTAACGCCTTGTTTCAAGCTCGTAGGCCCTGGGAAAGAGTATGGAAGTTAATCCGCGACTACGAACTTCCATACGACGGACTTTTTGACGACGACACGGCAGGAAAACCCGTTATACACGATGAAGAAATCTTTACGGGTGTTATACAAGAAGCCCGTGATACGTTTGCGGCAGGCGTTCAATCGGGGCTTACACCTCCGTCCAGGCGTTGGTTTAGGTTTGGTATCGGAAATAAAGACCTGGCCGATGACACGGGCGTGCAGCGGTTCTTAGATACAAGAGCCGATATTATGGAATCTGTATTGTCCGGTTCAAACTTCTATAACGCCATCCATCAGTGCTATTCGGAACTTCCCTTTGGCCAAGCGGCCCTGGGGATTTTTTCACAAGGCGGTACGGTAACATTTGTTCCGTACACCATAGGTACCTACGCCCTGGCGTGTGACGCAACAGGAAGAGTCTCAACCTTTGCTAGAAGAGCCAAAATGACCGTAAATCAAATCGTAAAGCAATTCGGGTATGACAATTGCCCGATGACCGTTAAGCAGTCATACGATAATGGAAGCGGACACCAAAACTACCATACGGTATGTTGGCTAGTCGAAAAGAACGAAGATAACGACCCAAACAAGCTTAATAACAAGAAGATGCCGTTTACATCGACCTACTGGGTAGAGGACTCTAACGAAGATGAATGCCTGGCAGTCACAGGCTTTAAAGAGTGGCCCGTACCTATCGCCCGTTATACCGTAAAAGGAACAGAAGCCTACGCGACAGGTCCTGGCTGGAACGCCTTACCGGACGCCAAAATGCTACAACAAATGGAACTTGACGCCATTACGGCTATTGAAATGGGCGTAAAACCTCCCTTGCAGGTCCCGCCGTCACAAGTGGGTAATATCAACCTATTTCCTGGCGGCACAACGGCCATAAACGATCCGAATGAAGTCATTCGTCCTATCTTCCAGGGACAACTGGCAATCGGTGAACTTGAAGGAAAAATCCAACGAGTCGAAGACAGGGTAAAACGAACGTATTCATCAGACCTCTTTTTGATGCTGGACCAACTAGATAAAGGCAGAATGACAGCCCAGGAAGTCATGGCCCGCAATCAAGAAAAATTGCAGCAGTTAGGCCCGGTTGTAGAACGCCTTCAATACGAGTTTCTAAACCGTATCTTAGAGCGTGTCTATAACATCCTAGATAGAAGCGGCGTCTTCCCTGACATCCCCGAAGAGCTGCAAGACATTGTAGGCGAAGAGTTTAGGATTGAATACATTTCACCGCTCGCTCAAGCGCAGAAGATGAGTGGCTTAACATCTATTGAACAAGGCATCGGCTTTATTGGACAAGCCGCACAATTCGACCAGACGGTCCTTGATAAAGTAAACCTTACGGAAGCGGTCGCAGACTACTTAGCACAAGTAGGTGTACCGGCAGCTATGATCCGTTCAGATGAAGAAGTACAGGAAATTCAAAAACAGCGTCAAGAAGCCCAAGCCGCAGCAGAAGCCCAGGCACAGCAACAAGCAGCCATTGCCCAGGCTCCGGACCTTGCAGCCGCCGCCAAAAACGCAACAGAAGCGGCAAATGACGGAAACCCGGCTATGCAAGAATGGCTAGGAATGAGGTAAGGTATGCACGAAAAAGAACGAAAAACCGCACAGCTTATGGAAGAAACCATACGAAGCCAAGATATGGAAGCCTTACGGTACGTCATGGAAAGTCCGTTAGGACGGCATTTTATGGCCCGTCTTTTAGACGCAACCAGAATCTATAGCCCGCTATCCAACGAAACAACACTCTTAGATGAAGGACGAAGGCGTGTAGGCCTTGAATATTTAAAACTCATTCAATCTATGGGCCTTGAAGGCATGAAACTTCTACACCAAATGGAAGAAGAATACGCCGAAAAAAGAATCGAACTTGAAAGGATGAAAACAACATGGACCAATTGAAATTAAAATTTGACCTACAACGATTTACTGACGGCCCGGAAAGCCAAGCTAACGAAGGAACAATCGAAACGACCAATACGAGCGCCAACCAAGAAGGCAGCGGCTCATTTATTGGTAAGGGCACGCAAACCGCCTTAGGTGGCGACGGTGAAAGCACTGCTCCGCAAGTACCTGAATCGTACGACTTTACGGCCGTACTAAAAGAAGCGGGCCTGGAAGCGGACGAAAAAAGTACCGAAGAATTTGTAACGCTCTTAAAGGGCATGGGCGCAACACAAGAACAGGCAGCCGGTATGGCAACATACGGCATTCAGTACGCCCAAGGTGTAGCCGAAGCGGTAGCTAAAAATCTCCAGGAACAATACGTAAACGAAGTGAAGTCCTGGGGGGACGCGGCTAAAGAAGAATTAGGCGGAGCATACCAAGAAACGCTCGGTAAGGCCGCAACCGCAAGAGATTACATTGAACAAAAGATTCCCGGCTTTACACAGATGTTAAATCTAACAGGAGCCGGTAATCATATAGCCATGATTAAAACCATGGCAGCCTTTGCCGATTTAATTGGCGAAGACCCTGGAAAGATGGGGGGCGCAGGTACCGCCGCAACCAGTACCGATATGTATCCTCATACGGATTTTTCTAAATATTAACTTAAAAAGGAGAACAAAATATGATTGGAAGCACAGCATTAACTTTCTCGGATTTACGTAAGCGTTTAAATCCGCAGGGCCAATTAGACACGATTATGGAAGTCATGGCCCAAAGCAATCCTATTATGGAAGACATCCCTTGGATGGAAGGAAACCTTCCTACAGGGAATCAGACAACCGTCCGTACGTCGTACCCTCACCCGGAATTACGGCGCATCAATGCCGGCGTAAAGCCCGGAAAATCCACGACAAAGCAAATCATCGACACGTGCTGCCTTATGGAAGCCCGTAGTGAAGTTGACGTAAAACTCGTTAAACTCGCACCGGATAAACAAGCCTTCCGCATGTCAGAAGACAAGGCCTATATCCAAGGCTTTACAGATGACCTTGCAAAATACATATTCTACGGCGATACGGACGCAAACCCGGACCAGTTTAACGGGCTCGGAATCCGCTACAACACGTTTAAGGGCGACCTCGGAGAAGAAGGTTACCAGGTAGTAAACGCCGGCGGTAAGACAGCCAACAAGCAAACCTCCGCATACATCGTTGATTGGGGCGAAGACGCCATTGTCGGCATTTACCCGAAGGGTTCTAAAGCGGGCCTTGATATCCAGGACTTAGGCGAAATCGACGCCATCGACGCAAATAGCGGTAAATATCGGGCCCTTGCAACGCTCTTTGATTGGGACGCGGGCCTTGCCGTTAAGAACATCCGCAAAGTTGCGGCCGTTCGTAACATCGACTGCAAGGCAGCTGCCGAAGACACGACCTCAGAAGGCCGTAAAGCCTTTGCAGAACGAATTATCGTTGCTAAAAACAAGATTGTAAACCCGAAACGTCCGATCCTGTACGTATCGCCTATGGCGTATACGATGCTTGAACTTCACTTATCGGACAAAGACAACGTATACGTAACCCGTCAGGAATTGGCACAAGGAATTCCGACGCTTTACGTATCGGGCCTTATTGTTAAGAAAAACGACGCACTGACGGAAACTGAACCCGTCATCGCCTAGAAAGGAGAAACACATGATATACGATGCAGAAAATACGTTCTTTTGGAACGTGAAATTATCCGGACAATCCGGAACAGGCGAAGTCATTAAAACAGGTAAAGGTGACGCAGGAAGTCCCTTAACCTTAGTTGTAAAACTACCCGGAGCCTCGGCAGATTGTACGATAACGCTTGAAACAGCGGATAACGATAAAATGACAGGAGCTAAAACCCTCGGCACCTACACGGCAGAAAAAGGTAAAACCTTAGCCGTTAAGGTACCTTACGGAGACCTCGGCTATCTCCGCCTTAAATGGGCGTCCGCCTCCGCCCAATCGGCAGGCACCATTTCGGCATCTTTAGTAATGGATGCAGACGTACGATAAGCCGGGAATCCCCTTTAAGGATTGCCATAAAGGAAGAAGTTTAAATCAGTTACACGCAAATGAGTTACGAGCTAAGTTAATCCAAGCCGGAGTTAAATACACCGGTGAAGAAACCAAAGAGGAACTTGTGGCCCTCGTTAAAAAGCACAAGTTATAAAGAAGAGGGGACGGGTAACACCGTCCCCAACTTTATTAAAAAAGGAGAAAATATGACAGACACGGATATTTGTAACATGGCGCTATCAAATTTAGGAAAAGGCACCATTATTTCAATGGACGATAAGGAAGAAAACGCAAGGGCTTGTAAGCTCTATTACAACCAAACAAGAGAAACGGTACTCCGGGCGTATCCGTGGAGCTTTGCTCATAGAATAGAAAAGTTAGCCTTGTTAGATAAAGAAATACCCGGATATGATTTTTGTTATGCATATCCGAAAAATTGTTTGAAGATAAACAACATTCGAAACAAACAGATAAACGTACAAGAACATGTTCCGTACGTTGTCGTAAACATAGATACGGCTACTAAAGCCATTGCTTGCAATTTAAAAGACGCTTACGCCGATTACACGGTCAATGAAAAAGACATACAGGTTATGGATACCTTGTTCGTTAGCGCCTTTACGAGACTACTCGCAGCCAACATGGCCATGCGTCTTACCGGAAATCCCCAAGCCTACCAAATACAATACCAATTATTTCAGGCCATTATCCACGATGCCCAATTAAACGACGCAAGAGAAGGACAGCGTGATGCGGTATATTATAGTAATTACGCACAAACTCGGAGGGTACGATGAACATATATCTCATACAACCGTCATTTGCAGCAGGTGAGATTTCACCGTACGTCGCAAACCGGGTAGACCTTGATAAATACAAATCAGCCATTCTAACAGCTCAAAACCTAGTCATCCGTCCGTTCGGCGGGTGCTATCGTAGACAAGGATCGGAATTTATCGGGAAGGTTAAATACGACGATAAGCCGACGGCCATTGTCGCCTTTAATGCCGGAATAGACGATGCCTATCTATTAGAAGTAGGTTATCAGTACATACGTATCTGGGAAGACGGGAAATACACCGGCATGGAGCTATCCACACCGTACGATAATGTGGATAACTTACAATTCACACAATCGGCCGACACCATGTTCATTTGCTCCGGAGATTATCCGATACAATGCCTTCAAAGAACGGCTATAGGCTGGACGTTTAAAGAGTACGAGATAACAGAACCTTATTATGATTCAGCTGTACAGGCAGTAAATAAAGAAACCTCATTCACAACACCCGGAACATACACATTTACGCCGCAAGTGACGGGAAAATACACCGTAGAAATCATAGGAGCTGGTGGCGGCGGTGCCGGAACCGGAGTACAGCATTACTCATATACATATGGGGGCGATGGAAATACCGCCACAGGGACCATAGAATTACAAGGTGGAAACGGCGGCACTGGCGAAAAGAAAATAATGATAGACACGCTAACCGCAGGACAAACATATTCCGTAATAGTAGGCGCCGGCGGCAAAGGCGGAAAATCCGAATATTCTAAAAAAGGCGACGCACACCCGACAGATGGAACAGACGGAGGAAAATCATCCTTTAATAATGCAGAAGCTAAAGGTGGAGGCGCAGGAATCGCAAGTAAACCTAACGGCCAAAACCAAAGCACCAAAGGAAAGAACGGAACCTCATACCAAGGCGGAGCCAAAGGCGGATCTGCCGGCGCATGTAAAGACGTTCAAAAAAATCCTTCCCAAATAACAGACGGGAAAGACGGCCAAAACGGATACGTAAGAATCACATTCTCCGGAAATAACGAATTAAAACCCTCGGCCACATCGGGAAACGACGTTACCATTACAGCCACGAAAGACACGTTCACACCCGGCATGGTAAATAGCCACATAAAATTAACCCAGCAGGCCGAAAACCAATCGGAACGAATTGAAATACAAGCCTCTTCAATAACAGAAGAAACTAAGTCTATACGAGTAGGAAAAGCATGGAAGATTACAACTCACGGCACCTGGAAGGGTAAGGTCACGGTTTACCATTCGGACGATAATAAAACCTGGCAAGAATATAGAAGCTATAAGTCAAATAACGACCAAAACTTCACTGAATCCGGTACCGTAACAACACCTACGCGGATGAAAGCAGTAGCCGTAACGGATGCAGATAACGGAAGCGGTAAACTTACCGTAGACTTTTCAAGAAACCCTTATTCAAACGACGGCACGGCTAAAATAACAGAAGTCGTTTCATCGACGGAGGTTAAAGCCTCGGTTATTACCGATTTCGCAAACACCGACAAAACCCAGGTATACGCACTAAGCAGCTGGAACGACGATAACGGCTACCCTAAAATGGCATGTTTTTTCCAAGACCGGCTTGTCTTGGCTGCAACAAAAAAAGAGCCTTACTCTATATGGATGAGTAGAACGGGAGATTATCCCAATTTTGGTATTGAAAAAGTAGACGGTGGAGTAACCGACGACTCGGCGATTAAAGCAGACCTCATAACCCGTAACGGCTTTGAGATTCTGCACATAGTACCGGCAAAAGACCTTGTCATCCTTACAACGGGTAACGAATGGATTATAGAAGGCGCAAGCGTCATCACGCCGGCTAAAATTAATCCTAGGCCGCAAACCATGCGTGGATCCAATACGTGTCCTCCGCAACACATCGGAAATCGCATCGTTCACGTACAAAGAAGCGGTAAGACCGTAAGAGACCTCGGCTATCAGTACGATGCGGATAATTATAATGGCGATGATTTAACGCTGTTAGCAACGCACTTAACAGAAGGCCATAAGTTGATATCCTCCGCCTACATCCAAGAACCAAACAGCACCTTGTATTATGTTCGTGACGACGGCGTGCTACTTTCGCTAGCCTTCATAAAAGAGCAAAATGTATTTGCTTGGTCGCATCACACAACGGACGGCAAATATAAAAAGGTCGCGTCCATTCCAAACGGCGCAAGCGACGTATTATACGTAACGGTAGAAAGAGATGGTAAAACCTATATAGAACGGTTTAATCCTGATATAGAAGCAGCCGTATACATGGATTCGTACATAACAGGAAGCGGTAGCAGTATAGAAGCACCGCACCTTACGGGGAAAACCGTACAAATCTTAGCGGACGGTACAAGGATGAAGGATGCACAAGTACCTGAAAATGGCTTAGTGACCTTTGGCCAGTCGTTTTCAGGTATCACGATGGGCCTTGCCTACGAAACAAGAGTTAAGCAGCCGGGTCCTGATATCGGACTAAAAGAAGGGACCATGCAGGCTAGAATCTCAAAGATTAATACTGTCGTATTAAGAGTAGAAAAATCCTACGGTGGCTATATTGGATATACGTTTAAAGATAAGGATATGGATGAATTACGGTATGAAGACTACGAAACGATGGAAACGGGAGACATCGTGCAACAAATGCCGGTCGCTAATATCGGTAGCAACACCAAAAACCATATCTGCATCAAGCACAACGAGCCGTTCCCGTTCGAATTAAATACAATCATAAGAGAGGTAAGCATTGATGGCGGCATTGTTAAGAGTTACAACGGAGAAATTCAATAAAAAAGATAAAAGGCACCTACAGGCCGCAAAGTATATAGAAGAACATTTAAGGCCTATCGACAAAAAAGAACTACAAGGGGCTTATACATCCGCTACCAAATGCGCCATGCATGAATTTTGCGATAATTTTCTTGCGTTCGGCGAAAAGGGAGAACCCATTGCCATATACGGGATCGTAAAATATCCGATAGACGGACTCCATGCCGCATGGATAGTAGGAACAACGGAAATTAAAAAGTACAAAAAAGAATTAATCACTATAGGCTTTGAAGAAATCGGTAGATTCATCAAGGAATACGGGCCTATAACGAACTATATAAGTATAGATAATAATAAATCACGGCGTTGGCTAAAAAAAGCCGGCGCCGTTTTTGATGCACCGTTTAAAGAAAATGGCATAACGTGGCAACAATTCGTAATAAGGGGGACTAAATAATGTGTGGAGTATGGGGCATGATAGCCGGCCAAGCCGTCCAGGGCATCATGCAATATAAACAAATAAAGCAAGAAACAAACGCCAAAGTCGCCATGTATCGACAACAAGAACAGGCGGCAGAGCAAAACGCTAAAATAAGCGAACTTAGACAAGACCAAATGGCCGATAAATACGCGAACGACCAGAGAAAACTTGACGACAGGATGCGGTTAATGGCAGGCCAAACAGCAGCCCAGGCAGGCTCATCAAACATGACGCTTACAGGTAGCCCTTTGGACATCCTCATCTCGTCATACGGCACATATCAAGATGACAGTAGTCAATTATTACAGAACCAACGTAACGATGAACGTTCGGAATTATTCAACCAGTATAATTATGAAAACCAAGCAGCCGGTTATAAGGCCTCGGCAGAAAACGCCAAAGCCCAGGGGAAATTAGCCGGCATAGCCACTCTTCTTTCCACGGCATCCAGCATGTACGGAATTAAACACGAATACGCCGGAGCTAAAAAGCCCGCAACCGGAAACTCTGGAACGGACTATACATTTGACTACAAACCCGACCTTCTAAGGTGGTCACGATATGCGAACGCGCAAAAGGGATTATTTAGCTCAAATCCCTTTGGCTCCAAGAATTTTAGGGGGTAAAAATGGAAATAAAAGCATACAACAGGGCTGTAGACCCGAATGTTGAAAACGCAAACGTACAGGCCACAAATAACGTAGAAGCCTTTGGGGGAAACACAACCGGAAATCAATTAATGGGAAAAGCCGTAGGGGCCATTCAAGACCAAATTAAAGCCTATACCGATGAACAAATTAAAATTGACGTTGTAAATGCAAGCAACGAGTATCAGGAAAAGTTAAACGACCTCCTAAATAATCCTGGGACCGGACTACTCACTAAAAAAGACACAAACGCATTGGACTTAATGCGCCAGTATCAAGAAGGCGAAGCCAAAATAAGACAAGAAGTAACGGCAAACCTTCCCAACTACGAAAAAGCTCACAGGGCCTTCACAAACATGGCGGACGAAACCAATATATCTCAGTTCAACGGAGTGATGAAATACCAAGCAGCAAGACAAGATGAATACCGGAAAAACGTATATAGTACAAGATTAAAACAAAATACAGATAGCCTTGTAGAAAAAGGAACAAATGCTAATATTTTCGAATACTTTAGCAAAAATCAGGCTATAGTCGAAACGCTATATGGAAACGTTATCGGCGAAGAAAACAGAAAACAAATGATAAAAGACGCAAACACCGATATGTTTAACTTATATTCAGAAAGTATGCTGGCCGAAGGAAGTCAGGAAAGCTTCACGAGAGTAACCAGCCTACTAGCCAATTGTTCAGAATATATCAATGATGATGCCGTCGTAAACTTAACTAATAAAACCCAAAAGAAGAAAAAAGCCATTGAAACAGAACGAGACATAGAAGGGGTGAGAAAACGTCATCCTGGGGATGTAGAGGCACAAATTAAAGACATATCAGAGAACAACACTGTAATTTCTTATCGATACGTACATGGCGGTTCAGGTGGAGCGAGCAATGCATTTGAAGCTAACTTCATGGTAGAAAGCAGAGGCGACTATAACGCCGTTAACGGAAGCTCCGGAGCCTTTGGCAGGTATCAATTTTTACCCAGCACATGGGAATGGGTATGCAGTCAAACCGGCGTAAATGTAGATGATCATAGCACCGAAGCCCAGGACAAAAATGCTAAATGGTATTGGGATTATTTTATCGGTGAATTAGGCGGAGACGAAAAAGCCGCATGCGTTGCCTGGAACTGGGGGCTTGAAAATGGCCGCCGCTGGAAAAACGGAATGTCCACAGGGATTTACAACGGTCGCGAGTTTACGTGGGACGAAGAAGTCGGAAATAATATGTCCGTAAACAACCGCCTAAAAGAATTTGATAAATACAGAGGAAAGTCCGCAGGCGGCGGCCTTATAGATAAAGGGTTCGAGTATTCAATAGCAGCTGGGTTGGTTGGCATTCAAATGCCGAATAAAAGCAACGGTTGTGTAGAATTCGCCGTACGATTTGGGGCATCATACAATCAATTTCTAGCAGACCAGGCACATAAAAATCAAACCAATTGCCCGGCGTTTGTAAAGGAAGCGGGCGAAGCTGGCATCCAAGTCATCCCGTTTGACGAAAGCAAGTTAAGTAAAGGCGATTGCATCATTTACCATACGTCAGAAGGAGAAGACGGACACGTCACCATATATGACGGTAACGGAGGCTACTATGGCAACAGCAGCTCAAGGGAATTAACGGTACATGGATCGGATTACCACCTAGACGGAACGTACCCCGAAAAGATTGTAAAAACCGGCGAAGACGGCACAGGTCATTACGAACGAACAGAAACATCGAAACGATCGCCGGAAGAATTACGGGCCGTGATAGAAGAAATCAGAAGACGCGATAGGGAAGACAGGCAGATAAAAAAAGAAAAAATAGAAGCAAAAGTAAAAGATGCAAAAGGGAAATATATTAATTGGGGGCTCGCAAATCCAAACGCAACAGACAGCGAAAAAAGAAACAAGCTTGCAGAGCTAATGGGCGATGATGAAGACCTAAAAAACAGTGAATTAGGGACCCTTACAATGTCAATTGATAAGGGGATTAGAGATAAGACAGAAGCCGCTGCCAAAGCATCGTCAAAAGGGAATGTGTTTGACGTCAATAATATTAAGGCAAGAATCCAAAAAGGGGAATTTAACGGTGAAAACGGACGACAAGAGTTAAGCTTTGTACTTCAAAACTCACCGGTGAGTTTTACTCCGAAACAAATCGACTCAATATACACGCTTCACGAAGATGTCCAAAATGGACGAAATTTTAAAATACAAGATCGGCTAACGGCGGATATGCTAGGAATGACGAGTGAACAATTTTCGCGAAATAAAACCGCCATGAGTATTATTGTTGGCGAAAAAATAAGCAGATATAAATCAGAAAACGGGGGAAGCGAACCGGATTTAACGCTTATTAAGAAATGGGCTATAGAAGCCACCTACAGCTTTGACTCCGGGGCGACGGCAGAATACGGGGTATTCAAAGATAGGCCACTGGAATTTTCCAATGCAGATATTTATAACCTGGGTTACGCCGGCTGGGAACGAATTAAAACTCCGGAAGGCGTATACATTAGATTATATAAAGACGGGGATTTTAAAGACGTATACGCAACTGAATTTGAAAAAATGTTAAAGAATGCGGGGCTAAGATAACAATGATAAGCGACGAACGCAAGGAACAATTGCTAAACATAGCCAATTCCTTAGGGCAGGGCACGGTCGTAACAGACAACCAAGCCAAAGGGAAAAGAGACATGGAGTGGGATTTAAAGAACGAACACACCGATGCCGAAGGGAAACAGTGGCGCCAAGATAACGACTACGGCGGAACCTTATTCGACCGCATGATGGGCGGATGGCAAAATGTAGCCGACGGGGTAATGGAGATCCAAAAGAACATTCTCTATAGCACACCTGAAACGATGACGGAAGCACAACGCTTAGGGCAGCGCATGAGTCTATCGCCGCAATTTCTCATAGACAATCCCGAAGTCATGGACCGCGTTAAAGAAATTGACAAAGAAACACAACCCATGGGATTTATGCAAGGTTCGAAATTTAGCATACAAAATTTCGATGAGTTATATCCGGAACTTGCAGAGATGAGACAAAAGGATCCGGTAAGTGCATCAATCGCGGTCAGTGAATATGAAGATATAAAAAATACCAGAAGCGCGCTTGACCTCATAAAAGACGCTTTTAATTCCGGCTCGGACATGGTAAAACTCTCCGATGCACAAATGCGCGCATATAACGGAGAAAGCATAGATTCCGTACGGCCCGATGTAGATAAACTCACAGACGAATTACGGGCGTACCAGGAACCTAATAAATATGAAAGAACCCTATATGACACTATTCAGCAATTAACAATTATGGGGACTCAGGCCGCAAGAGCTACCAAAAGAGCCGCACAAGGGGCCGCCATGGGCATGGCAACCTCGGCCGTAGCAGCAGGTGGTGCAGCCGCAACAGGAATAGGTGCACCCGCAGCACCGGTTATTTTATTAGCAGGGGCCACAACGGGGGCTGCAAACGGTATGCGTGTAGGCATGTTCGAACAATTCGAACAGCAAAGCGCAGCTGCAAGATATTGGGAATTAATGAATAACCGCAAGGGCGAATATAGCAGAAACCACGCCTTAGTAGACTCAACCGTAACGGGCGTGGTAAACGGGGCTATCGAACTAGGCCTTATGGAAGTAGGGTACAAACCCATCACTAAAGCCTGGGGCGGGCAAGCAGCAAAAAGCATATTAAATAATGCCGCAGCTAGAATGGCCATTGTTGACGCAGGAAAAGAAAGCATCGCCAAATTATCCGCACAAGCAGCCATGAAGCAATTTGGAAGAAGTACGGCCGCAGAACTTGCAGAAGAAGGTGCGCAGCAAGCCTCCGAAGACCTCATGGATAACGCCGAATACTATCTGTATAAAAAAGGCGCTCCGCATACGACAACGGAGATTATAGGAAACGCCGTAGACGCTATGGTACAGGCCGTACCGGCAGTAGTAGGCATGGGGGCTATGGGATCTATAACTCACGGCGTAGGAAATTACCGTGGCATGCGGGCTATTGCTGCTATAAAGAACGAAGACTGGAAGCAAGAATACAGAAGAACCGTCGAACAGCAAACTATTGAAGCATTAATGGCTAATAAAGCCCAAAACAAAACAGCACAAAAAAATCCCGAAGTCTATAAAAACGTCGTACAAGAACAGGCCCGTCTTGCCGGTGTGCAGAATATGTACGTGGACGCGCAAGAACTTTCTAAGACGGATAAAGGCGTAGACGTTTTAAACGACATGGTAAACCGCGGAATCATTACGGGCGAACAAGTGGATAAATCTATATCGACCGGCGCAGACATTGTAATTCCTACTGGAACCTTTGCGCAGCTTGCCGATGAGTCCGTGGATACCGATACTTTGATGCGGGCAACGACGATGGCCAAAAACGGCGTTCACCGGGCAGCTTTAGAAGAAAAAGCAAAACGAGTGGAAGCGATCCGTGAAGAACTGGCTAATTTAGCCCAAAATAAAAAAGATGTTCTATCCAAAGAACTCATGGAAGAACATTTTAGTGATGCGGATGATATAACAAGAACGGCAGCCGAAAGCGTCATCTATAAAAATCCGTACGACTTAAATAAGAGCTATAAAGAAGCCCTGATAGACGCAAGAAAAGAATATGAAGACGCATTAGGCTTTGACGCTTACTGGAATTACAAACCGCAGGGCGTTGGCATTATGTATACGGACGAAGAAAGCCGCCAAACAGGCCGCGGAATCAGAGTCTCTAATAATGACTACTGGTACCAGGATATGTATAAAAAGCTGGGTCGTAAAGCAACAAGAGAAGAAATGCTCGATATTGCTTACGAAGACCAAATGAAAGAACTACAGACCTTGGCTCCGGAAACAGCAGACGAATTTGCACAAAACGCAAATTCCTTAAAGGCGAAATACGAGGCATTGCAAGGCTTAAAGGATAAATTCGAAGAGTTGGCCAAGAGCGATTACGCTGTTAAACAATCCCTTACAAAGGAAGGTTATGAAGTATACAACGAAGTATTAAATAAACTTCAAGACGGTAGCGAAAAATCCAAATTAGCTGCTAACGAAAACGCTTTCATATATGCTCGAATGGCTGAAAGCTGGGCGAAAATCCGCAACGAATATGGCGATACGGCCTATACAGCCAAGGATTTTATGGTAGAACATGCGGTGAATATTGGCGGCGAGCGAAATACAAAGGTGTTTACCCAAGAAGAAGTAATGCTTGCCGAAGAACGGTTAAAAAAGGACGAAGAAGAGTGGAGCAAATCCATAGACGATTTTATGGAAAATAAATTGGATTCCAGACAAATGATAAGCGTCATGGATACACCGCTGGTTTTTTCGCTAATTAATATTGAAGAACGACCGATAAAAATAAGAATAGACACGTTAAACAAGATATTAAAAAAGAGGCATAATGATGAAATAGACCCAGATTTAATCAAAGAATTTCCACGACAACTAGCAGACCCAATTATGATTTTTAAAAACGTAGACAATCGTGGCCAGGTTATACCAAACGAAATAAATGTTGTTTTGGAATTAAAAAACAAGAAAAAACAAAACATTCAAGTGCCGATCACGTTAGAAGCCAGAGAAGAAGCGGGAAATAAAATATACCGCATAAAATCTGGGTTCGGAAGGACCAACTTAGTATGGTACGAAAAATCCTTATTGAATCAAAACCTACTTTACATACATAAAAAAAGAAGCAAACAACTGTTGCATGGCATCAGGCAATATTCGCCAAGTCATACAACAATATCTGCTTCCTATAAAAACAGTATACCCAATGATTCTGACTTACGCAAGGCCAAAGAAACAAATCCCGAAAAATACCAAACATCAGACAAAAAGAACGTAATTACACTCTACCATGGCGGAGCAGAAATAAGAGGAAACAAGGTAGAAAAAAATGAAATGTTTAACGGAATGTTTTTTAGCGGCAGCTATGGAGCCGCAGCATCTCACGGGTCCTTTAATGGCGAAGATCCCCAAATTGTAAAAGTAGAAATAGACGAAGACGACGTCATGGATTTATGGCTCTCACGAGATGATATATACGACTGGGCAGTAAAAAAATATGGTGAAGAAAAAGGAGATTTTATTGGCGACTTAATCACCGAAGAAGAAGACGTGTTTAATCTGGATGAGGACGAACTAAACGATTTACATGAAATCATCTATGACTACAGAATTGAGGAAGGGAAGGAGTACCTATTAGATGCAGCAGAACTTAGCTTTGAGGTGCAAAGATTACAAAGCATAGCGTCTGAAGAACTAGGATATAAAGCCGTAGCCGTAGCAGATGAACACGGAACAAGCTATATCGTCAACCCTGGAGTAGAATTTAAACACGTCAACGATGAAGAGGACGAAGAAACCTACTACCAACGTGCATGGCATGGAAGTGGAATGGACTTCAACGAGTTTAACCTGGAAAAAGCTCTTACCGGTGCTGGGGATATGGTACATGGCTGGGGTATTTACACAGCCAAGAACAAAAAGACAGCCCAGGCGTACAAAAAACACGCCAAAAGTAAAGGACTGTCGTCATATTTGTACGAGGTAGATATCCCTGAAAACGAAAACCTTCTTGTAGAAGAAAAGCGATACAAAGAACAGCCGTCTGAAATACAAAAAAAGCTTGCTGAAACAATATCGGAATTACCGGATGAACAACAAAAAGCATTCTGGGAAAAGTTGTTACACAATGAAATGCGGACCTTACCCGAAGAGACCGAAGCGCTATCGGACCTTAATAAAGCAAAAGACAAGGTAAAGCAATTAGAAGTAGCGGCTAATGGACTCGAAAATACCGAAAAACCTAAGCTCAAAGAAAAAATTGCCATAAAACACCTTAAAGCCCTTGGGTACACCGAAGAGCAAATCAAAGACCAGGGCTTCATGCAGGCGGAAAAAGAAAAGGAAGAAAAGGTCCTTGCCGTTGTACAAGAAGAAGCCCGAAAAGCAGAAGCATCTATACAGGAAAGAAAAGACAACATCCTGGAAGCGGCCATTAAAAATCCCAAAGACGCCTTAAAAAGAAGCGTGGGGACGGGCAAAGAAATCTATAAGTATTTATCTACATCGCTCGGAAACATGGAAGAAGCCTCACAACACTTAAATAAAAACGGGATTGAAGGCATATCCTATTACGATAGCGAAGACGGCAATTGCGTCGTGGTGTTTAGTGACAAAGCGGTAAATATCATTGATAAGTACCGTCAAGAAATAAAAGCCTCATATAATTCCGAAACAGGTGCCATTCACCTATTCGATGGAGCAGACCAATCCTCATTCGTTCATGAAGCGGCGCATATGTACTTAACAGAAATGGGTAAGATGGCAACTGACGAAGCGGCACCGAAGGGCCTCTTAGAAGACTGGAACACGATTCAAGAATGGGCGACATACAAGCAGCAAGATATTAAAGACTACGAAGGAACGGCACGAGAAAAAGAATTTAAATCTTACGCCAAGACTATTGAAGACGCTCGCAAAAGTGGCGACGTCATAGCCATTCGCGCCGCTGAAGAACGCTGGATGCAGGAACGATTTGCCCGCGGCTTTGAACGATATATCGCAGAAGGGAAAGCTCCGACACAGGCCATTCAAAGTGCATTCCGTAAATTTAAATCCTGGCTTGTATCGATTTATAGAGACCTTACCAATCTCGGCAAAGAACCGCCGGAAGACGTAAAGCGCGTTATGGATCGTATGCTTGCGACCAACGACGAAATAGAAGCCTGGGCAAAAGCCAAAGAGCTAGACGCCTGGGACAAGAAGGGCTTTTCTGGGGACTTAACGGGCACCGAAGGGGACATGATTAAACGCTGGGCCGAAGATGCTAAAGAAAAAGCCAAGGAACGAGTCCTTAAAGAACTCATGCGTCAAGAGGAAAACCAGTGGCGAACGGATTTAGAGAACAGCCTCGAAAAAGAACGCATCGATTATGAAAAACACCTGGTCGATGAAAACCCGATATACGGCCAGGAATTGGTTTACCGCGAAACTGACGAACAATTTAAAGAAGACTACCTAAGAACAATTGGGTACGACTCGAAAGAATCATTCGAATCGGCCATTGAAAAAGCAGGCGGCCCGTTAGAAGAGCGTTCCAAAGCGTTCATGGAAAACCGTCGTAAAGAGTACGAAGAAATGATGCCCACATCCGAAGATTTTAAAAATGCAGCCGACGCAGAGCTTGCCTCGACAAACGCACAGATGAGACTTTCACAGCTTGAAGCGTATGCCATAAAGCGCAAGGTAAACGGATACGTTGCAGAAGCGGTTAAAGCGATGCGCGAACTTAATGCCCTAGACGGAAAGTCCGAAGAAGAAATTGCGGCCGGTATCAAAGAAATTTTAGGCGTAGACGACGAAGCGGCAAAGAAAGGCCGTCAAGTAGCCTTAATGCTTTCTAAGAATGAAGAAATTCAAAAGCTTAAAGAACGGTTGAAAGCTGCTAAAGAAAAAGACAAAGAGCACAGAACCTCGGCTAGAGAAGAATTAGCCTCGGCTAAAGCGGCATTAAAAGAAGCTATGAAAGGGTTAAATACGGCTAGAGACGTTACAGCCGGTAGTTACACTAAAACCCTTCAAGTAGCCCGTGAAGAATTAAGTAAGATGACGGTAGCCGAAGCCACGACCTGGAGGCATTGGGAAATTAAAGCCAAACAAGAAGGAAATAACGCCGATAAATTAATGGCGGCAGGAGCCTTTGAAGAAGCGGCTATTGCTAAGGGTAACAGCCTTAAATACTACTGCATGAGTAGAGCGGCTAAAGACAATCAAGAATACGTAAGAACAAAGCTTGAAGGCTCAACCGGTCGTGTGGACTTACAGCAAGAAGCCATGGACGGCATAAAGGGTATGGTTAAGCGTATAAGTAGAAGGGAAAACCCGGTACGCCTGGACCCGAACAGCCGATACATGATCCAGCACCTGGCGTATGTTACAGGTATAACTGAAAAAGACGGCGTGAAGCCGTTAAACGAAAAGGGCGAACCCGTAGGCATCAACTGGGAAAAAGTCTATGGAGATTTAAATCCTGATTACGCCATGGATAAAGAAACAGCACCGAATCCTGATAAGACTGTAGCACCGTGGCTTAGAATGTTAGCCGAAAGCAAAGAACGAAAAGACTACAACGAAATGCAAATGGACCAATTCCAAGACATGGTTGAAGCTATGCACGTTTTATACAAGGCCTCAAGAAGAGACTATGAATCAACAACCCTTAAAGACAGAAACGGCAAAGTTATTAGTCAAGAAGACGCCGCTTTGAAACTCGTTCAGGCTATCGGTGTGGATGATTCCTTTAATCCGTTACAGGACTCGAACAACCAAACAAACGCCAAATCTAAAGCTAAAAGTCTAGCTAAAGACGCATTGCTATATCTCACCAAAGCCGAAACTATTTTCAACAGATTTGGCGGCGATTGGATGCAACTCGTGTACGAACCCATAAACCAGGGGGCGAATAAAGAGCTTACAATGCGGCAAGAGGCGTGTAAGGTCTTTTCGAAGATTTACAACATGTACTCATTGGAAGAATGGCAGTCCATGAGATCCGACAGAGTCTTTACAATCGGTCTTACAACCAACTTCACAAGAGAACAATTAATTTGTATGGCGCTTAACTGGGGAAATAAGGAAGGTCGCAAGCGCGTACTTTCAACCATTAACAAATCGGCCAAAAACGAAGCGGACGTCATCGACGAGTACACCATGCAAAGCATGTTAGAGTCGTCACTTACTGAAAAAGACTGGAGCTTCATTGAAGCCATCTGGACGCAGCTTGATTCGTACTGGGCAGAAAGAAACAAAGTCCAGGAAAACCTATACGGTCAAGGCCTCGGAAAAGTACAAGCGCTGCCGTTCAATATTAACGGTAGGCAAATAAAAGGCGGTTACTACCCGATTGTATATGATCCGAAGTTAAGTATAAGAGCCTCGGACCTTGCAGCTGACGACATCGTAAAACAAGCCCTTTCGGGAAGCTCGACGTTTGGAATTGGCATGGGCAGCACGAAGTCCCGTGTAAGCGAAGTAAAGGGACAGCAACTCACCTTACGCCTTGACGTATGGCCGCAGGCGGTCACAGAAGCCATTCACCATATCGCTATGCGTGAAGCGGCAACGGACGTGTATAAATTAATTACGCACCCGGCCGTACAACAAGCCGTCCAACAAAAGTACGGAATGGAAACGTACAACATGATCCGCCAATGGAGTAAAGACGTCTGGAAAACGGACGTTCAAAAAGCCGATATCATTAATCGCACCCTAGAACAAATGCGTAAAAACTCGGCCTTTGCTGTAATGGCCATGAGAACAGGAACGGCTTTACTAAACGTTCTTAACGTCTTCCCCATGATGCACCAAATAGGCAAGATAAACACCATAAAAGCCATCACGAACTTTGGCTTAGGTTTCTACAAGGGAACGGATACATACGCCAAAAACCGCCAGTTCGTATTTGATAAGTCGCCCATGATGCGTGACCGCATGAATACTATCGATAGAGATATGCAGCAGGACATGAAGCTTGAAGTAGGGCAAGACACCTCACTCATTAGAGAACGGGCAACGCACGCCAAAGAAAAGTTCAATCGCTTTGGGTACTGGTTTATTACTGAAACAGACCTCATGTTCTCAATGGCTTTATGGAAACACGGATACGATGAATCCATGAGAAAACAAATCGAAGCGGGCATGACGGACGTTAAGCAAATGGAACAAAACGCCATTTCGGATGCCGACACAAACGTAAGAGCGGTATTTGGAAGCGGTCAAGTAAAAGACCAGGTAGCCATGCAAAGAAAGAACACACTGGTAGGACAGTTGACTCCGTTTTATAGTTACAGCTCGACTGTATTAAACGCCCTCATTAAAGCGGGATACAGAGTAAAAGACCACGGAGATTACATGGCACTCATTAACGCAACCCTTTATTGGGTGGTATTACAGACGCTCGCCGAAACCGTTTATAGAAGTGCTGTGGCTGGAGAACTCGACGACCCGGATAAAATGCTCCGTCGCCTGGGGATTACAACCGTAAGAAACGTAGACCAAGGGCTCCCTGTAGTCCGCGACGCCTTAGAAGGCGTCATGAATCACTTCTTATTAGGAAGCGATTCGAACAATTCACCACTTGCCATTACAGCTATTGATGAACTCGTAAAGGCAGCGCAAGCAGCCGGAAACAAAAAGAAGGACTTTACCGACGTAGGCCGTTCATTATCGCGCGTTGGAAACCGCACCTGGAAATTCTCCGATACCTTGTCAGACGGATTCTGGAATCTTGTAAGATTTTCGCTAGTTGACACAGACAGAAGCGTCCAGGAGCTTATCACCACCACGATATTCGATAAGCGGTACAAGACGCATGAAGAACGGGTACGCCAAGATAAGAAAAAGTCTAATGAACAAAAAAGAAAGGACAAACGCTAATGATAAGTAAAGACAAAACCACAATCACTTATAAAGGGGACGGGGTTACAACCTCATTCCCTTTCCCTTATCAGTACAGAGCAGGCGAAGATATTAAAGGGTATCTATTAGTAAACGGTAAAGAAATGCCGATTGTAGCCAATTACCGCTTTGATGAAGTAGAGAATAAATTTATCTACCCCGTAAACGGCGTACCGTTATTTGCAACCGACACCTTAGTTATTAAACGACAAACGCCGATTGAACAAAACGCCGATCTTCCTAATAAGTATCCATATAACGCTGTTGAAACAGTAGCTGACAACCTCACTCTCATAGCCCAGGAACAAGAAGCAAAAATTAAAGGAATAGAAAATATCCGCAATGAATTAACCGAAACAACGGAACGCACCGCTAGAATGGCCGATAGGGTTTTAAATGCCATATCAAACGGGTACAATGTGGCACAGAATCAGTGGGCTCCGTTCGAATACATAAATCCCGCCGAAAAAACCGTAAAAGAATTAAAAAAAGAAATAGACGAGTTCAAACTAGCAGTACAGCGCATGGGAGCCGAAAATGGAACTAGAGTCATTGCCAAAGCTTATTTTGACGTCGAAGATTTTGTTAAAAACGCCAAAAATGAGGCATATGTTATTAACTACGGGCCACAAGTAGACCTTGTAATGGGCGTGGAAAAAAACGCAGTTATCATACAGACCGAAGAAAAAACCTACAGATTAATAGATGAATCAGTAGGATATAAGGTTCAAGAAGTCATAGAAGCGTCCGTCAATAATAAGGGCACTACCATAGACGCTAATATTACAGGAACCGCTAAAACGATAAGTATAGAACACACAACAAACGTAAATGAAGCGGTGACGCCTGGAAGATACGTGGGAGAAGGAATCATAATTAACAACGAAACCTTCCAGGGATATGTATTGGACGTCCTGGTGTTGGAAGACACAATCTTTCAAACGCTCACTACGCTAGACGGCAGAGTATTCGTAAGAAAAAGCGATGCAAAACCCATCACAACATCATGGGAAGAGCCCTACAAAAAAGACGTACTAGTAGAAGAAAATACCGCTCAATTCGGTAAGGCAAAGATAGAATTAACCAACAACGGAAGCCTTAGCGTAAAAGATATAACCGCTCCGGACAAAGGAGGTGAACTGGCGTTAAGGAGCGATTTAGACAAGGCATTAGATTCAATAAGCGGGCATAAAGCCACGGTTATGACACCGCTAATTGATTGGGAGGCGATGAAACGGCAAAACTCTAATAACGACGTAAGAAATATCAATAATACAAGCACCGGCATTGTAGGAACCTATACAAATAACCCGATCCTGCTAAAAGAGTCATACAAAAACTATGATAAAGTCGTAATTATCGCGACAGATACCCAGGGCAGATACAGACTTCCGGTAACCTATGAAACATGGTTGCTTGCCTTTTTATTCGACCAAAAGAATGGGTTTTCTTTATTTGACGTATATAGTTTTATGTGGAAATTGACGTCAACAACCAACACGTCGAACCCGTCAACAGATACGCAATGGAGACAATACGAAAAAAATTGCGGCATCATCGAAATTTACGGGATTAAATATGAAAGGGCGTAAACACAATGTTCTATTTAATTAAAGACGATAAAGTAAAAAGCATGTGCATGAATAAAGAACCGCTCATCGGGCTAGAAGGAGAAATACTTGAAGGCGACGTGCTGGATCCGTCAATAATCGCCGTAAAGGACGGAAAGATAATCCCGCAAATCGATATCCCAGAAACAGTACCCGAAGAAGAAGTAAAACTGGATGCCGTAACCGTCCTGGAAGCTATTGTAGACATCCAAGAAGAAGTAACAAACAATTCATTAACATTAGAATCGCTCAAAAATAAGGAGGAAAAATAATGGTATTAAAAAAATATATGATAAGTGCATATGGAAAATTAGTGTTAGCCGGAGTCTACACTCTTGACGAAAGCGAAGCGGGAAAGAAGTTAGTCCCCGAACCATACCAGGAAGCGGTCGCCGAATGGTTGGCAGAAAGAGAAGAAAAAAAGGAGTAGGACGTGGAATTCATGGACGAATTGGTTACAAGGATACTGTTAAACGTATCCCATGAACACGTTCTAGATATCTGCAATGTCATCCTATTAGTGCTGATTCTCTTAGTGGCCGATGCCTTTTTGCGTATCATTGCGGAAGTATTCCAGTACAATAAGGACCATAACAGAAAGAACACGACTAAAACCTTCATCACAACGCTTATATGGTATGGCTGGGGACAAGGTGACTATATCGACGCTAACACCGGAAAGATTAAGCGCTATCTCATGAGCGAAAAATTAAGAAGTAGCATGTTAAAGAAAATATGCATATTCTACCCGGCATGGTTTTTCTTATCGATCGCATGTGTTTCCCTTCCGGATACCGTATTCATCGGTGTTCGTGGTGATGAACTATTGGCCAATGTTTTTATGTGGTGGCCGGTAGCATCGGAACTTTCGTCAATCATTGAGAACTTAAGAGAAATAGACACGTACCATTTTGTAAGAATCAAGAACATGTTCATGGAAATTAACAAAATGAGGAAGTGAAAACGTGGTAGACAAAATTAATATCGCAGACCTTGTAGTCATTACAGGCCTTGTAACAGGGCTTGTAATGGCTATTTTGTTTGGCCTAAACGAATTGGCCATGTCTATCGCCTCCGGGCTCTTGGGCTATATCGGAGGCTCGAAACTTTCTCCGCATAAAGAAAGGAGTGATGAAAAATGAGAGAAGTAACACTAGAAGAAATTAAAAACCTAGCACGGGAAGCCTATTTGGATCTATGGAATGGCGCTCGGAGTATGGACCGTGACGTCAAACTCTACATTCACTGGACAGGCGGCCGTTATAATCAGACATTTGGCGACTACCACATAAACATCACGAGTGAAGGCCGATGCTTTATTTCAACGGATAATTTCGCAGAAGTAAAAAACGCAACATACATGAGAAATACCGGCAGTATCGCTATTACACTTTGTTGCGCACTGGACGCTATAGGCCCGGACAACTTAGGCCCATACCCTCCGACAGAAGCACAAATTAACGCCGTATCGCAAGTTGTATGTGTTTTAGCCGATGCGCTGGACCTTACAATTGATGCGGACCGGGTCATGACACACGCAGAAGCGGCCGACAATCTCGACGGGCTTTATACCCACGATGACTACGGACCGGATTCAACGTGTGAACGCTGGGACCTTTGGGTATTACGAGAAGGAGAAGAACCAGGGACCGGCGGACAACAAATCAGAGGAAATGCCAATTATTATAGACACCACAAATTATTAGCCAACGTGTAAAGGAGAAACCATTATGAACAAGAACGAAATCATGAACATGCTCGCAAAAGAAGCCGCTCAAGTTGTAAAAGAACAAGCAACAGCAGCCCTTAGCTCGCTTTCTGCAAACGACTTACGGCCGATTGTAGAAGAACAGTTAAAGACAATTACAGGACCCTTGCAGCAAGAAGCGGAAACCACAAGCTCCGTATGGGTGAAAATCAGAAACCGGTTTTACATTCGCATCATTAACAACGCGATCGACAATATCATTAAAACGATCCAGGACGGCCTGGACGGATTAAGCAAGAAATAAGTTGTTGCATAATTTACAACAACTTATTTAAGCAAAGCCGCTTTTATTAAACTAAAAATAAAAGTTGTTTAACAAATTGGCATTTCTTTAAACAACTCAATAAGAACAAAAAAGACGGATTCTTGGAACTTAACCTATGTTAAGACCCGGAATCCGTCTTTTTTTTGATACTTGGTTATATTAAAAAATATTTTTAAGACAGAAAGGGCCCTTATTATAAGGGCCCTTTTGGTATATCCGACAAAAATTCGTCAAAAAACCATGGCGAATAATGGTAAATATGGTGAAAAATAAAATAATGAGAAACTTGGCCAAAGCGATGGTTAACACATTTTAATAAATATGGGAAAATAGAAAAGTATAATAGAGCCTTCATAAGAGAATAGAACAAGAAAATGGCTTTGTCTATATTTATTTTGAACAAAA